ATGCTTATTTTAGGAGGACTGTGCTATCACGACTTTTCTTTGTCATAGGCCATGTCCTACTGAATCATCTTAACCACACTTCCCACAATGGCTCCTGTTTAATCTGGGTTTCGGCTCACTCAGGTCAAGATGGGCGCGCAAAAAATGGAACAGGCTCCCCTACGGACAAGCCGTGAGGGAGCCTGTTTTGTGTCCAATCTGGACCACTTAAATTATTTCGCGTCAACTGTCGCGGCGTCTCCGCTCTTGTCCCCCGCCGCCAGATGCGCGTACCAGGCGTTGCGGTCGTTGAGTTGCGCGACGATCTCGTCGATGGCCGTGGACATCCATGCGGCCATTTTAACGCCCGCCGCCTCGAGCTGTGCAATGACGACCTTCTTCTTTTCCGCACCCATGCCGGAGCCCTGCACGGCCTGCTCTGCGCGCTGCACCAGATCGGCGATAAGCGCGAGGATTGCCTGCTTGCGAGCCGCCAAAACGGTCGCCAGAATGGCGCACATTCCGGCAAGTACCAGCCACGCAATGATTTCGATAAAAACAGGTATATTCAAAAAGCAGCCGGACGAGGATTTACCCCGTCCGGCTCTTTTTTGCTCAGCAGCGTCCGCCGCCCTTGCCGCCCTTTGATGTTTTCTTTTTGGCCATGCTCTCAGCCCTCCACTTCCGGCAGCCCCGCCACCGACGTCAGCAGGCTCAGCACGCCGGCGAGGGCGGCCGAGCTGGCGACCATGAGCCAGTTCACGTCGCCCATCGCAGCGCTGGTGCCGATCGTCGCTGCCGCCGTCTGCGCGACCGTCTTGATTGCACGGATGCCCGCGGCCTTCCACCATTTCTTTGTCATAGCTATGTACCCCCAAATTATTCGTGTCTAATCTGGACACGTTATTTTTTTTATCCGAGCAGTTTCGCCCGGTCCATGATGATTGCAAGCTCATCACGCTTTACCGGCGCATTGGGCCGTTTGCCGTCCATGATGCCTGCGGCCTTGGCTTTCGCCCACGCGTTCGCGGCCTGTTTCGGTACAACCTGCGCTGCGAGCAGCGCCGCGTAGCGGTCGCCGAGCGCGAGCACCTGCGCATCCGTGAGTTTGGATATGTCCATGTCATCATCCTCCGTTTCTGCGGCCGTGGCCGCGTCGTATGTAATGTAGGGGCAGATGCCCCAGTGGGTCCACCCGCGTCCGCTGAGTGCCGTCTGCACAACACCGTATGCGTGGCCGCGCGCCTCGATGACCTGCCCGCCGCCGATGTAGACGCCAATGTGCTCCATCTTTCCCGTCTTTGCGCTGCGGATAAAGACGAGCGTGCCGGGCGTGTCGGGCATAGTCATGAGCCCGCCGCGCTGGCTGCACGCATAGTACATGCCATTTGCATCAAGGTCCTGCCCCAACGGCCCCGAGAGGTACCTCGGCGCGCTGTCCGGCCCATCGCTCCATAAGTAACCTTTGATGAGACCGATGCAGTCGTGGACACGCTGGCCGAACTGCCGCGCGAAATCCGCCGCTGCGTAATACTGCGGCAGTCGCTTTTTGTTGGACTGATATAGAGCCGCCGAAGCCGTGTTGCCGAAGGTTCCCATCCAATAAGGACGCCCGAGCTGCGCCTTCGCGTAGGCGATCAGGCCGCTTGCTGTTTTGTTGCTCATGATTTGTACCTCCCTCACTTGATGCCCGCCCGGGCGAGGACGAAGCCCAGCGCCGCCGCGATCAGAAACCACAGCAGCTTGCCGACAAAGTCTTCCCAGTGCTTTGCCGGGACGTCCTTTAGGCTCTTGACATCGCTCTTAATCTCGGTAACGTCGTCCTTGATGTTTTCCTGCTCGGTGGCCATCGACGCGACCGTGCTCACAAGCTTGTCCAGGTTGTTTTGCCGTTCCTCGAGCTTGTCAATTCGGTGCGTGTTTGACCTACTGCGCGCGTCGGCCTCTGTTACCGTTTTTGTCAACTCATCCATAGACATTCCTCCTCACGCCCCGGCGACCTTGCGGATGACGTCGACCATCCGCTGCCGGCGGTTGTAACCGTATTGCCCGGACGCCGTCGTGCGGACGCCGCCCTCGACGACGCTGATGTCGCCGCCGGAGTCGACCGTGAACTGCGTCGTCCAGCCCTGCACGCTCAGTGTGTGCTTGACCTCGGTGATAATGCCGAGGGTCACGGCCTGTCCGTCCTCGGTGATCTCTGCGACGTCGCCCACCAGCATTTGCGGCCGCAAAGGTCCCGTGAAGTCTTCGCCGATGCCGACGTACTGGAGCGCCTTGACCTGCTGCTCGGCATACCATTGCAAGAGCGCCTGCGTGTTGATGTTCTCCGGCGCGGTGATGTGCTTGATCTTCTTGCCCGGCAGCGCCCAGTAGGTGTAATGCGGGACGGCGAGCTGTACGGGCGTTAAATCTCCGCTCGCACCTTTGCCTGTAACGTACACCGCCACATAGGCCGCGTCGGCGCGCTTGGCCGTTTTGCGCTTAAAGGCCTCTCGGCCGAGGACAAAAGTAAAATAGGACGGCGGCAGGTACTGGTCAACAAAGGACTGATACCCTGAGATGACCGTACCGTCCGGCGCCTCAGCGACCGCCATTGGCAAGGCTGCGTTGTAATAGACCGTGTCGTGCATGTAGTCGATGGCCGCAAGGACCGTGTCAGTCGGTTTAAGCGTAAAGGTAACGTCGCCGTTGCCGGTCTGAACATTGTACTTGCTGACGCCCGCGTAAGCGAGGAACCTTTTCACAAGCTCGTCGTAGGTCCCGGTTTTGTCGCCCGCGCAGTCCCCAAAGGTGCTGTCCTTGAGATAAAACCCGATTGCGTTGCGCCCGCTGATCGGCACCGTCGCGCTCTGGGGGTCGTGGTCGCACTCGTCGACATAGGCCGCACCGATGGGGTACACGTCGCCCTCGCCATAGGCCGCTCCGAGCTGGAGCCGCGCGCCGGGCTCGAACAGGCTCGCCTCGGCGTCGATCCAGTCGTTGTCGACATTTTTGATGTTGGCGGAGATCTGCGTCACCGGGTTGTCGATCTGCGCCGTGTAGGTCACCGAGTCGGTGATGTTGCTGAGGTCGGCGGCGTATTGATAACGCATGAAGCGCAGCACCCCGCCGACAATGGCCGCAAAGTACACCGTGCCGTTGCACGGGTGGTCCATGCCGGCGCGGGTGTATGCAACGGTGTCTACAAACTGCGACGGGTCTGACAGCGCTGCGTCGCGCCAATGTCCGTCAGTAGGCGTACTGAGCCGAGTTTTGAGCCCTCCATTGATAAATAAGGACTGCGCCGTCTCGTCGTAATAGTGCGCCGTGCCGCCGACGTGCACAGCTGCGTCGCTGCCTATCTGGCGGTTGAACTCCCAGACGAGGGGAGCCGGTGTCGTTGCCATATCATCACCGCCTTATGCCGTGTACTCGCCGAGCTGAATTGAAAATGTAAAGTCAAAAACGTGATTTATGTCCTTAGCGATAACAGGTGTGTGGTAGTCGGCCGTAATAACTGCACCGCTGGCCGGGGCGGTTGCAAAGACGATGTTGTTTGTGACGCTGCTCGCGTCCGTGACAGTCACGCCGGACGCCGCAACGCCGTTGACGTAGATCGTGGCGTTTGTCGCGTGGATAAAATCTGTGGCAAATGCGGTGGTGCTACCATCTCCGGTACCGATTGCTTCACCGGCGATATCGCTTCCTGCATACCAAGAGGCCGGCAGCTTAGTAGCAAATCCGCCAGTGTAGTTATACAGGTTGTAAAGTACCAACTGAGTTGCGCCGCCAGACAGATTGCAAGCACTCGAGGCAACGCGCGCTGCTGTGAAAGTTACTGTCTTCGTGGATGCATTATAAGACCAAGTGCCGGTAGTGCAGTTTGTCGAGTAATAGTCATACGGCTCCATATACAACTTGTTGTAACTATTTCCAAGCGCATATGAGCTCCAAGTATTAAGGCGCATAAATGATAGGAGAAAATAGTAATTAGAATTTGGTTCTGAAATTTCCCACCCTCTCAAGTCACCCCAGTGAAGAAAAATGGTGGCATACACCTGGATAATATCTGTAGCTGTTTTTGTAATGCTGATTTGATTTCCGTTCATGTCCTTCAGCATCGCGTGTGTAAAAATATATCCGGAACTGCCGCAACCAAACGCAGTTATGGTACTGCCTACCAACGCCGTTTCATCAAGTTTTATGGATAGCTTAACCGAAATGATTTGATTTGTTTTATCTACAACTGGAGAAGCTTGCGTTGCAGAGTAGGCACCGAGTTTTGTAAACAGCGCTGTATCAGTTGCCATCGGAGTGCCTGAACCGCTACCTATCCAAATGTAGGATATCCTGTCCGATGAACTTGTGACGAATGGCGACGTTTCCCAGAACTTTGAGCAGATTACGTTTTCTGCCTGCGCCCGCTGCCGGACTGCTCCTGTCCTTGAATCAACGACTTCTATGTCGAAACGATTGTGGATGCTGGCATTGAGTCCCACATCAATTTTCTGCGGAACGAGGCCAACCGCGACGGGCGCCGGCCTCGTCTGCCCTCTAATAGGTCCCATAAGTGCCTCCTTAAATGTCGTGCACGTTGGTCAGCGTGCCACTTGCCGTAATACTCGCAATTTCGATGTGCCCCATGTCCTGCGCCGCCGTATTGGTGTAATTGATTTTGGTCAGCGCGCCAGTCACCGCGACGCTGCTGATTTCGATGTGCTCGGCGTCGTTTTGATGCGGCTTCGGGACAAGTCCTGTCGGTGCAAAGCTTTGCGTAAAGGCCAGTACCGTGCCGCCCTCACCGGCAAGTGTCCCGCCGCCGTCATAAGCGACAGTTATCTGCCCGACGGCGCTTTCAAAACGCTCAGTGTCTTTGACAGTTAGTACAAGCTCCTTTGTCGTGTCGCCCGTGGCTGTTGCTGTGACGGTGTGTGTAATGGCCCCAAGTGTCCCGCCGGGTACATAGTTGTACTCCTGTGACGTCACGGTAAAATGCGCCTGATTGCCAGCCACGATGCCGGTCAGCGGCTCCGAAAACGTGATCTTGATTTTAGCCCCGTCGGCCTTTGTGAAATCAGACATTGGTCACCTCCGTAACTTCTGGCACCGGAACCGCCGTCGGCACGAGGCCGGTCGGCGTGAAGCTGCACGACGTCGTTGTCAGTGCTGTCCCAGCCATGCTGGTCACCGTGCCGGCGGTGTACGTCGCGGCGCACGCGCCGCGCGCGTTATTGATGTCGGTCATGATCAGCGTCACGGTCTTGCCGTCCGCTCCCAGAGACGCCGCAGCGGCCACAAAGGCGGTGCTGCGGCTGTCAACGATGGAGAAGGCCGTCGCCTGCGCCGAGACCTGCGTGGGGTTGAGATGGGCGTCGAACACGAGCTCGACGATGTGGCCCCAGTTGCCCGTGCCGTCGTCGAGGTTGCGCGCCGAGACGATGGTCGGCACCGCCGTGGAGTATAGGCCACCATAGGACGCGCCCGCCGTGACGGACGTGATTTCGATGTGTTCTGGATCGGTGGTGTCGTGGTAGGTAACCCCCGTGAGCTTGCCCGTGGCGGACACTTCGCGCACCTCGATGTGTTCCGCGCCCTTGCTGCCAAGTCCTCCGAACTGCGTAAATACCTCATACAAGGCCCCGTCCGAAGCTTTTAGCTGGAGCACAACACGGTAATCCCAGGTGCGCGAAGCCGCGACCTCGGTCCACGTCACGCCCGACGCAAGCGTCGGCAGCGAGGCAGTCGGCACGACCTCCGCATCGTACCATGTGCCGCCGATGCGCTGACGGTAGTAGAGCGCGCCGGAGAGAATGAAGAAAACGCACAGCCCGAAATCAAAGCCCTCGACCTCCGACCACATGGCCCGGACGGCAGACGCCCAGGTACAGTTTTGCTCGGCGAGCGTGATCGTGTTGGTACTGCCGAGCTGCTGCGCATAGAGAGCGCCCTGCGAGATCCAGAACACCCACGGTTTTGCTTCGGTTAGAAATTCGTAGGTGCTGCTGATGCGCTTTGACATAGTGCCATCAAAGGCAATGCTGACCCGTGACGCCGACCGTGAAAAGCCGCAGTCGGTGAACGTGTGCCGTGCCATTGTCTCGCGGTACGGCGAGGCGCAGACCCGCGCGAGCCCGCCGTCGGCATTGGACACGCCGCCGACGACGTAAGCGATGTAGATGGCGTCGGCGCTGCGGCCGAACTTCGTGTGTTTGACCGCGATACTGCAGTCGGTGACCTCGCCCAAGCCGGAGGTGTCCAACGTCTCGAGAAAGTGGCTGTCGACGAGCTGCGTCACCGGGCGGCTGATCCAGAACGACAGCCGCGGCGCATTGCCCTCCGCCGGGCATTGCACGGTGGCCTTGGCCGCCGCAAGCGTCGCCGCGTCGATGCTCCGGCTCATGCCGTCACCTCTTTCGCGAGAGTAACGGAGGCCGCGAAATAGTCTCCCACCATCCGGTTGCCGAAGGAGAGGCCCGTGATGCGCCCGTAGTAGCTCCCGCGTGGCAGGTCGACCCGGCACAGATCGACGCGCTCCTGGGCGGACAGCAGAGCGAGGCGGCCCGCTCGGTCGACGTAGACGGTGCCTTCATAGTTGATTGCCGCGCTTCCGATGGTCTGGATATAGAGCGTGCCGTCGAGCGAACGGCTGACGACCTGCTTCACGTCCTGGTCGACCTCAAATTGTGCAAAACGCGAAATGCCCGTTCCGGTCGTCTCGTCGTAAAAAAGCGTCATGCTGCCTCCTTTCGCAGATGTGTCCAAATTGGACCGCGGCGTTATAAGCGGTTCTCACGCCGGAGCTGGTCGACAACGTAATCGTACGCCTCCACAAAATCACCGTGGTTGTTGACGCCCTCGACGCGGATGACGCCGGTGTGTACGACCGTGTTGGTGCCACCGGACATCGACCCGCGGCTGAGCTGATCGGCGCGGGCGAGGAGCTGGGCCGTTTGCTGCGCCGTCCAGATCTTCGAGCCGTTGCGCCCCATGACGAGCTCCGGGCCGTTCTCGCCGGCGATGAACATATCTGGGGAGAAGTCAGTGCCGTTGGCAAACTTGCTGACATGTCCGCCATTGTTTTTGGTCGATGTAGTAGACGCGGTTGTTGTGGTCGGAACATTGACATGCACATTATTCAGAGCCGCCTGCACAGATGCCGCAACCCGCTGCGCCGCTGAGGTCGCCGGTCCCTGCTGGGCATTTATGTTGTCGATGTAAGCCTGCAATGTTTTCCGGGCGGCCTTTCCGGCCTCGCTGCTGTCATCCATTCCCTTGACGGTATCAGTGAGTTTGGTCTTCATCTCATCAAGATTCTGGTTGAAGTTGGTTTTCGCCTCAGCCATGGTGCCGGACACACTCTGTTTGAGTGAACTGACGCGGGCCATGTTTTCGGCAATTTTACGAACATCATCATCGCTGGCATTTCTGAGCCCGGCGAGGATGGCCTTGCTCTCTGTGCTGCCGTCCGAAAGGCTCTGAATCAGCGGGCCCATGTCGACACCTGGAATCTGGCGGCCTTGAAGGGATTGAAGATTGGCATCGTATTGAGTTAGCCAGTCTATCTGGCTCTGCAATGCGGCATTCGCGTTGGCCGCGGATGTAACTGCCGTATTGTCCATGACGGTCCAGCCGGAGATGGTATTGTCGAGAGACGTCTGTGCCGCTGTTTTGGCCTCGTTGTATTTATCGATCAGGCCATTCAGCGAGCTCTTGATGCCCTCAACCGATTCGTCGACGCTGGCGGACGTTTCATCAGTACCGGCTGACAAGATCACGTTGAAATCATCGACCGTAATGCCGCAGGCCTGAGCTGCCGCATCTACGCCGCCATAAGCATCCACGAGCTGCAGGGCAGCTGACTGGGCCGCTGCGGCATCTTCACTCTGCTGGGCATACACTTCATTGAGCCGCTCGACGTCAGCTCGATACGATGGAATAAATTCGCTCCAGTTTTCAAAGCTTGAGACATACGCGGCGTTCCCTTCTGCCTGCTCCTTTTCAATACGGGCGTTGTCTTCCTCGGCATTTGTAAGCGTTTTCTGCGCATCCTGCAGCTGCCTATAGGTCTCGGCCTTTTTTTCTGCTGCGCTCGCACCGCCGACATCCTGTATTTTCACGATCAGCTGAGACGCGGTATAGTCGCGCTGTGCTTTTGTGACTTTTTCAAGGACATCGACCTGTTTTGAGAAAGTACCGTTCTGCAGGTTAAAAGAGGACACAAGCCCGCCGGAACTGTTGATCAGCTGCTCCTGAACTTCGCACAGCTCACTTCCGGCTTCGCTGAGGCTGCCTTCGCTGTCAGGTAAAGAAGATACCTGTGCATCCAGCTGCCGATATTGATCGATCAGGGCAAGGATGGAGCTGTCCTTTTGGAAGGAAGTCATCAAATCCCCGATTTGGTCGGATGCAGACTTTCCGCCGCTGATGATTGCGGCGAGACCTTCACCGACGAAACCCTTTGCCGTCTGCTTGGCGTGGTCCATGCTGTCGCCGAAAGAATCAAGGGCTGAAACCACATCGTCCGACATGATTGCCCCGGTATCTTCAGCCTGTTGGCCAAGCTCTTCGATTGCGTCGCCGCCCGCGACGATTAGCGGATTCAGGTCTGTTGCGCTCTTGCCCATAAGATCCTGAGCGACGGCGTCCCGCTCCGTCTCGTTTGTCATTTTGCCGAGTGCAGTCAGGACTTTTTCATATACCTCGTGGGAATTCAAAAGCTTTTTGTTGCCGTCCTCAAAGGAAACACCGAGTTTTTTAAATGCTTCATACGCGCTGCCGGAATGGCTCTGCGCACTCTCCATATTGTTTATCAGCTTTTTCAATGCGCCGGTCTGGGTTTCCAGCGACACGCCGAGATCATCTCCAACATACTGCATCTTCTGGAGCTCCGACACAGTAAAACCGCTCTCGTCCTTGACGCGCTCAAGCTCGTCGGCGGATTCAAGGGCGCTGGAAGCGAACTCCTTCACTTTTGAAGTGAGAAACGAAACGGCAGACGAAGCAATGTTTGCAAAAAAGCCGCCCTTGAAAATGGTGCTGAGCAGACTGCCTTTGTTCGCAGCTTCATCTGTGCTGTCGGCGGCTTCCTTGGTCTGCTTTCCGAATTTGTCGATGGAAGTGGCGCATTGATCGGCGGAACGCTTTGCCTCATCGAGGTACTGGTCGTTCTTTTTGAGCTCATCGTCGAGATCGTTGAGCTCGACCTTGGCGTCGTTGAGCTGCCGCTGATAATTGTTCGCGGCCTTGCCGGCTGCGGTCTCGCCGCGCTCTGCCTTGGCAAGCTCGGACTTGAGCTCGGTGAGCTGGGTGGTGAGCTTCTTTTCCTCGTCGCTGGTGTCTCCAGTGGAGCCCTTGAGCTTTTCGAGAGCCGCCTCGGTCGCCGCGATCTTGCTCTTGGCACTCTCGACGCTGGAGCTGTACGCCGCCTGCTGCGTCTTCGCGCTCTGGAGCGCCTGTGAGAGCGTGGCGACCTTTTCCTTCTGGGCGGCATAGACGTCCTGCAGGGCCTTGTGCTTGGCCGTGAGTGCGGCCGTGGTGTTTGCCTGAGCGCGAAAGTCACTGTCGACGAGCTTCATGTTGGACGATAGCGTTTTGAGCTCGCTGTCGATGCCGGAGAGCTTGGAGCGGTATTCGTCGTCGCCCTCGAGCACGATTCGCGTGGAAATGGTCCGCTGACCCATTATTCGGCCTCCTCATCCTTTGGCGTGTTTGCCAGCGCCCAAATGTCTAAAACTTCGCCCGGCGGCATCATCATCGCCTCGCGGGGTGGGATGCCGAGCTGCAGGGCTATGTGCAGATACCGGGCGCGCGTCAGTTTGTTTTTTTTTCAGCCTCCGCGAGACCGAGATCGACGACATCGTCATCGCGCTGCTCGACCGTCTGGCCGACGCCGAGGCACATGGCGTCGATGATATCGCGGCGGAGATCCGCAAGCCCTGCCGGGGTGAGGGTCTGCCGGAGCGTATCAACGTTGAGATAAGCGCCGGCATCGTAGCCGCTCGCGCGGCGCGCAAGCTCGCCCTGTTCGATCAGGACCGCCGCCGCGGTGAGCGTGTTCTCAAAGCCCTCGCGGCTATTTGTAAGGAGCGCGTCGACGAGGCTGTCGCTCTCGATGCGCTCCTCGAGTTCAAACATGGCCTCGGCGTTGTAAAACAGATAATAGACGCTGCCGTCTATCGTGGTTTTTATCGCTTTCATTTCGTCTCCCTATGGCTATGGGGCGGATTGCTCCGCCCCTGCCTTATCAGAAAATGACTGTGAGTTCGTGATCGGCGCTCACGCTTGCGAGCGTATATACGCCGTTGGAGATGCTCGAAGCCTTGTCGACGCCGTTGTCGTAGAGCGCCGTCGGCGTGCCGGTGATCGTCAGCGTGAAAGTGCTGCCGGCGGCGACAAAGACGAGGCCGGTCTTGTCGACCTTTTTTGTCGAGCTGCCGCCCTGCACCTGGGTGTTAATCTTGAAATACGAGCTGACGTTGAGCTTGGACGCGACCCAGCCGTAGGCAGCTTCCTCCGTTGCGAACGGCTCGCTTTCAAATTCGATCTTGCCCGTGTTCGTGTAGTTGACCTTCATCGGGATAGAGGTCACGCCGAAGGAAATGGACTTGCCGCGCGTGTCGAAAGTGCGGGCGCTGCGGCTGGCCTTGACCTTGGGGAAGAAGTGGCCGATGTGGGAGACGACGCCGTTGCGCATCTCCGAGTGATAAAAGCCGTAGCCCATGTAAGGGGCGACGTCGCTCTTGGCATAGACGACATCGTTTCCATCGAGCTTTGCGCCGTACATCCGGACGCTGTTTGCGATGATGAGCGTGTCGACGTCGAGCGCGATGTCCTCGTCGGTAATCTCGTTGAGATACTCGGCGGTGGTGTTGTCAGCGTCGAGCTGCCCCTCCGCATAGTTCGGGGTGACGACGCATTTGTTGAGCTTGCCGATCGTAAAGCCCGGCTCGTAAGTCGGCAGGGCCGAATCGCTCTCTGTGCTCACGATGGCTGCGAGCGGAGATTTTGCACCGAAACTTGCCATAATAGAACCTCCTATAAATCGAGGGATGCGAGCCACGCTTCATAGACGGCGGTCATCGCCTGCACGCAGGCTTCGGCCGACTTCTCGTTCGCGTGTTCCATCCAGTTTGTTGCCGCGATGCCTCGGCCGGGCGCGCCGTAGTTCTGAATAAAACCGACCTCGGCGTTGCTGGCGGTCTTGCGGCCGCCGCCGACCGTGTAGGTGCGGCCGTGCTTGCTGCGCTTGTAGGCGCGCGTTTTGACGCGGCTGCGGTAGCTGTGGTTTGAGCCCTCCGGGTAGACGACCGCGTGGCATCTATTGCCGTTGTCGCGGCCGCCGCTCTTGAGATGGATCTCGATGGACTGCGCGAGCTTGCCACTGTGGACGAGACCGAGGCTGCGAAGCTCCGCGCGCTGGGCGTCCGCTACGACCTTTCCGCCGGCCTGCAGCATTTCCTCGACGACGCTGTCGGGGATCTTCTGAAATTCCTCCAGCGAGAGCGCAAGGCCCTCGATGCCTTCGCAATGGAGCGTTGCCATCAAATCACCTCGCAGTCGATGATCCAGCCGACCGTGCAGGTTTCTTCGTCGAAACCCTGCTCCGGGTCGGAGATCACGATGCCGGCGCTCTCGAGCGCGTCCATGACGTCCTCAAGCAGCGTGTCGTCCTCAACCTGGCTGTAAAGATAGACCGTCACTTTCGGGATCTTTTCCGCGACGGCGTCGTCGGCGCGCAGCGTCTCGTAGCCGTCCTCGCTCCAGATGATAAAGCGTTCGTCGCCGCCCGGCGCATTGAGGTGGTAGACTGCATCCGGCAGGACCGATTTGAGCGCAGTCTCAAGTTTTGAACAGGTCATACTTGCCCTCCATGCGCATGAGGCTGAGCGTCGTGATCGGGAGACCGTCCTCGTCGTAGCCATACTGCGCCTGCGTGACGCGGTAGACGCCGCCGTCCTCCGGGATGCAGTACTGGTTCTCCGTGATCCGCGCTTCGTCCTCCGCCCGCGGCAGCTCCGCCATCATGTTGACGCGGACGCCGATCTGCTGGTTGGCGACATAGCGGTTGTAGAAAACTTCCCGCTCGGCGTAGTAGTGCTCGACCGGGTCGCGTAGCCGGCGGGTCAGCGGCGAGGCCGCATTGTCGAGCGTGCAGATCGTGAGCACTCTGTCATAAATCATGTCGACGTCACCGCCATTTTCTGTGCCGCGATCCGGTCGTTGATGGCGATGCGGAGCATACGCGGCATCGGCGCGTCCGTCTCGGTGCGCCGCTTGCGGTAGAGCCACGCGGCCCACATTTCGATGAGCGTGTCGTCCTCGAGATTACCCTCGGTGAGCACAACGCCCTCGCGTGCGACCGCGGAGGCGGCCGTATCAAGCAGCGCGCCGAAATACGTCTTCTGGTCGTCCGTCAGCCGCATGAGGCCGAGGTCGACGCGGAGCAGCGTTATCTGCTGCAGAGTTGCCATACGGCCGCCTCCTTTTTGTTAGGTGCTGGCCTTGGCGTTGACAATGCCCGCGCCGGCCTTGACCACCTTATTGTTGCTGTCGAGTTCAGCCACAGTGATATAGCCGCCCGTCGCAGCAATATCCGCGCTTGTGTCCAGATTGGACCACTTAGAACTAAGTTTGTCGCCGCAGTTAAGGGAGACCGGCGTGCCGGCGACCTTGTACTTAAGCACAGCACCGGCGGTGTTGCCGGCGACCGTGACCTTGGTCGTGCCGACTGCGGTGCCTGCCGCGGTCGTAACGATCAGGGTACCGAGATCGGTGTTGGCGTAGTCGTTGCCAAAGACGACCGTGGTGGTCGGGGTCTTATTCGCGTAGTTGAGCAGCACGAAGGCCTCGCCGCGCAGACACTTGCCGTCATAGCGCTGCGTCGCCTTGTAAACCGTCTGGTCCTGAATGTAAAGTGGCTGATCGGTGCTGCCGATCTTTGCGCCGGCGCGCTCGACGAACTTTTCGAGATCGAGATAGCCGCCGGCGATATCGTAGTCCGGAATAAAGTCGAGCTCGATGATGTCGCCGCCGATAACGGGCATGGTATTGTTCATGCCGGCGACGAGCGCGGCGTTGAGGTCGAACGCGAGGCACTTCGCCATGAGGTCGATGTGCGTTTTGTGGTTCATTACCCAGGTGAGCGTGCCGGAGCTCGAATAGTTTGGCTTTGCGATGCCAAGGGCCGTGATGAGGGCCGAGAAGAACTGCGCGCCGACAAGGCTGAAAATGTCGAGTTTCAGAACGTTGCTCGAGTGGAGGTCAATAAACTCGCCCTGGTTCTCGCCCCACCACGACGGCTTGGACAAAGCCGCCAGGCGGGTGATGAAGCCGACAGGCATTTTTGCGCCGGTGCCGTAGATGATTGCCTTGTCGACGGCGAGGCCGATGGCCTGACCCATCATGTCCATGATGGTTGTCACAAGCTGCAGGTCGCTGTCGTCCTCGATCGTGCTGTTCGGCACGGCGAGGAAGCCGGAGACCTTGAAGCCGTCCATCTCGACCTGACTGAAGGTGATGTCCAGTTCGTTGAGTGCGCCGGTCGCTTCGGTCCAAATTGCTTCGGGTACTACGCCGGCGACGTTCTGGCGGGCCTGTCCCTTGATGGGCTGCACGGTGATGCGGCCGATGAGCTTGCTGTAGCGGTTGATGTTGTCGCGCAGAATGCCGAGCATGACGGTCGGCACGCCGAGCTCCGCGCCGGTGACCGTACGCTTCTGCGCGCTAAACTCACGGACGCGCAGGCAGAAATCTTTGACGTCGTCGCGCTGGACGAAGCTCTCGCGCTCGCGAAGCGTCATGCCAAGGATCTTGTCGCGGGTCTCGTTTCCCATAGTGGTTTCCATCCTTTCGTTGTGTGCCGTGCCGTCAGCGGGCTCGGCGGGCGGGGCGCTGCGGGCACTTCGCGCCTCCTCCTCGGCCGCCGCGAGCTCCCGCTCGAGGCCGGTAATTTCATCTGTGACGCTGCGGATCTCGCCCTCGCTTGCCGTACGCTCGGCCTCAAAGGCGGTGACCGCCGTGTCGACGGCGGCGCGCTCCTCGTCGGTTTTTGCGTTGGTGACGTCCGTTTCGAGTTCCTTCTCGCGCTTGTCGAGCTCCAGAGCCGCGGCGCGCAGACCTTCAAGGGTCTTTTTCCGGGCGTCGAGCTTGTTGCGGAGCATGAGTACTTTCAGAGCCATAATGTTACCTCCTGATTTTTTTCAACATCTTTTCGCGCCAGGCCTCGGCGCTGCGTTTGCGTATCGCGTCGACATCCGCCTGCCGGGCAACAACGCTGGTCTCCTCATAGGCCGGGAAGGTACAGACGCTGACCTCGTAAAGCGGGTCGACCTTTTCGATCTCGAAGCGGCAGTTGCCCTCTCCGAGATCCACATAGGTTTCCTTTGCTATGTCGAAACCAAACGAGCACTGATCAACGTCACCCCGCTGGACGCGGGTATAAAGGTTCATGGCGTCGACGTCCTGCCGATTGATTTTGATGCTGCCCCAGAGCCCGTGCGCATCCTCGCGCAGGGTGAGCGTGCCGGCCTTCGTGCGGCCAAGCACAAGAGTGGAGTCGTGGTTAATGAGCCCCCGGACGTCGCCGTTCACCGACTCCGTGAACGCGCCGGGCTTGATGATCTCCGTGATACCGTCGCAGACGCGGTACTCGGAATCGAACACGCTGAAATAGCCTTCGATGAAAATATCCTCGCCGGCCTCGCGCGTGGCGAAGGTCTGCGGGATGCAGCGGACCTGCCGCATGGATCTGTTATTCATCGCTCTTGCCTCCGTTCTGATTGAGCTTTTTCTGGTCGCCGATCATGCCGGCGGGAATGTAGTTTTCGAGGATGACGCGCTCGTCAAGTCCCTTGACCGAGGACCAGCCGATCAGGTCGCGGACCTCATTGCCGGAGGCGATGCCGCGAATGTAGAGGTCGCAGCCAACTGTGGCGAGATCCTTGACTTCGTAGTTGCAGAGTTTCCACTCGTTCATCCGGACGTACATGTCCGGCGAAATGATGAGCTTCTTCGTCATCTCGGTCTGAATGACCGTGACGATGTTCTTGGCGGTAGTGCGGATCGCGGCGTTGTACTCGGCCTGATTGTAGCTGCCGACGCCGACCGCGAAGGGCGGCACGCCTATCATGCCGGCGACGGAACGTTTGTCGAGCTCGACGTTGTCGGCAATCGCGAGGTCCGCAAGCGACAGGGGCTTGACGTCCTTGACATCAATGAGCTCGCCGGGGATCACCCAGGGTTCGCCGGCCTTCTGGTTTGCAACGTACTCGTCAAGCAGCTGCCGCCGGCCGGCCGGGTCCGCGAACTCGTCGGCCATGGCGTCGACCTTCACGATGAGCGAGGGTTTCCATTCCGAGGACATGAAGCCGTTCGTCGTGATGGCGGCCTGCCGCAGATTTTTGAGCACGTCCCGAAGCGGCACCTCGATGCCGCGGCCGCGCCACGGGTGCAGGAGGTCCGGGTGGTAAACGAAGTGCAGCACGTTCTGCGGGTCGAGACGCCGGCCCTTCCACTCGATCACATAGTTCATGTCGCTGCCGTCGAGACAGACTGGGATCGCGCCCGGCATAGGTACGAGGTCCTGCAGCAGGCCACCGGACGTCACGGGCAGGACGCAGGCGTTCCCGCGGCCCTCGGTGAGCATATAGCTCACGATCCACGCGATCAGCGTTTTGCGGGTACCGAGCGAGTATGGCGAAATGTCGAGAAATTTCGAGAGCTCGTTTTTAACGCGGACGTCGCCGTCCGGCGTGTTCTTGATGAGCTGGATCGTCGCGTTGCTGATGATGCCGGCGAGCCAGTCGACGCCCATCGAAACATCCGGACTGTCGATCAGCCGCGTATAACCGCGCGTTGAGAGGTCGTCCATGTCGGACAGGCCGACGAGGTACTGGCCGAGCTCGCTGCGCTGCTGCATGGGGCGCGGCGCTGCCCGCGGTGTGACTTTCAATCTACTTCACCATCTTTCTCTTCCGGCTTTTTTTCGAGCCAGCCGGAGCCCTTGCTGCGCGTCTCAAGGTCCTCGAGATAGGCGCAGGCTGCAAACACGGCGGCGTCGAACACGTCGATGCGGAGCGTGTCGGCGATCTTCTCGTAGCGGATCATGTCGTCGGTGATCTCCTCGGCGTGGACGTTCTGCACGCAGTACTCAAACGGCTCGGCGTGGCAGTAGTAGAGCGTCCCGGCCTTCGCGGAGTTTTCGAGGTAGCGGAAACCCTCGCTCTTGCGGGTCGTGAGCTGCGGCTGATCGCGAACCGGGAACCGCTGCTTTTTCATCTCGACGAAATACTCGCGGCAGAACTTTCGGTCGTGGCCGATGCGTCGGAACTTCGCGCCCTTGGCGCGCATGTCCATGTACCACTTCACGACTTCGTGATGATTGATGACGTTGCTGTTTGACATGTCGAGCCAGCCGTCGTCCTTCCAGCCGAACAGCGGAATCTGGTCCTCCTCGGCCTTGACCATGGCCGCCGCCAGAGGAAACCAGCAATGCGGCACAATGATGTCGACGCCCTTGTAGTGGCCGAACATGACGCCGGCCGTGAGGTCGTAGAGCTTCGAGAGGTCGGTGCCGCCGTACCATTGGATCGGCAGCCGGAGCAGCTGCGCGACCGTCCAGTCGTATTTGCTGTCCGAGCGGCGGAACTCCTCGATGTCGAACCAGGCGCGCAGCGCCGGAGTGAACACGTTGAGGGACTTGTTGAGAAATTCGGGGCGCAGCTGCGGGTCCGCCTTGGCCTGCTCCGCGTCGTTGATCATGTCCTGCGGGCGGATGCTCTTGCCCCAGCCGGGGCTGGCAGCCTCGAGCACGTCCGGGTTTGTGTAGTCGACGTCGCCGTTCTCGTCGCGCGGCGCGCAGGCGATGAATACAAAGACGCTGTCCGCGAAGTCGCCGCTGACCGTGCCCTTGAGGATCTTCCGGCAGAGGTCAACACGCTGGGCGCAGAAGCCGGTGGCGTATTCGCCGCCGGAGCTGATACCGATCACGAGCTTGTTGGTGTAGGCCTTCGTCGCGTCCTTGAGGACCTGATACTGCTTCGGGCTCTTGTAGGAGTGCATCTCGTCGGCGATGACGACGTTACAGTTGAACGAATCCTGCTTGTCCGGGTTGGACGCCAGGGCGTTGATGGAGATAAAGCCGTCGCCGACGTCGCCGGAGATCGACCGCTCCATGTTGTTGTCGATGATGCGCAGGCCGTTGTCCGGGTCGTCGTCGACCGTGATGCCGAGGCGCTTGACGTTGTACTTGAGAAAGTCGAAGCCCTCGAGGGCCTGCTTGAGCGCGCCGCCGACCTCGTAGACCTTCGAGCCGGACGCCCGCTCATAGATCGCGAGGGCCAGCGCCAGCGCGGCCGCGAAGGTCGTCTTGATGTTTTTACGCGGAACGAAGTCCAACGCCTCCTTGAAGCGCCGCTCATTCGTGCCTCTGATGTAGAAGCCCATCACGTTGTAGACGATGAACTTGTGATAGGGGAGAAGCAAAAACGGCGTGCCGCGCAGCGGTGTCGCGTCCATGAATTCGCCCTGCTGGTGGCAGAGCATTGTCTCAATGATCGCGATGACGTCGTTCGCGGGGTCCGTCCGAAACTCCCATTTGCCGGAGTCCAGATTGGACACATAACGCTGGCAGCTGAGTTTGATCTCCTCGCAGACCTTCAGCTCGCCGGAAAGAACGCCGTCGACGTAGGAGTCGACCTCTGCGGCATAGTCGCTGGCATGGTCGAGTGCGTGCTCGTGCGCGGTGTCGATCAAGGCCTCAATCTTGCTCTGACCATCGCTGACAGCACTTTTGGCGCGGGCCTTGTTGAGGCCCGTCGGCGTTAGACCGAGCTGGTTGCGCAGCGCAGTCACGTCCTTGCGCTGCTGCTCCACGACAGCATAGTACGGGTCCTTTGCTGTGTAGGCCGCGCCGGTCTTATTGACCAGGTTCGCGACCATCTGCCCGCCGTTTTGCTTCCAGGCCTTTTCTGACCGCGAAAGCTCCCGCTCGGCCTTGGCGAGCTGCTTGATCGACGGCTCGAATATTTCGTTGTAGGTACCGACAGCCTTCATGCTGTCGCGGATCATGTCCTCGCGCGCCATACGCAAGCCTCCTGTGCATCGGTCCCACGAGAAGCCGGAGCGCCGAAGGGCTCGGCGCTTACGGGGGAGAGAAAGCCGACGGGGGAACCGTCAACCGCCGCCGGTAGGAAAGAGCCCGCCTGCCGGCTTCTCGTGCGGCCGATGCGTCCAATGCGCTGCGCGTCCGCGTCGCGCTGCGCGCCCGGGCGCGGCGTTTGCGCCCGTGTCCTGCGCGCGGATTTTTTCCTGTGCGTTTACCCCCTCCGGCGGTTTTCCCGCCGTCGGAAGGACCTCCCAGCCCAGTTGACAGCCCCTAATCCTCCGCGGGCCCGGTGGGTGGGGGGATCGTTTTGCGCCGCCAGTACTCGCCGAGCGCCGTGAGCCTGCGCGTGTCGCGCTCGTGCATGAGATCATGCTCGTGTGCCGTGACGCTCAGCAGGTTCCAGAGGCACCAAGCGTATTCCGGGTACTGCTCGGCCGGCCAGATGTGATGCACCGTGTCGGCCTCGGCGATCTTGCCGTAGCGCGCAGACTCGCGGGACCTGTACCCGTCGCGCCGCAGCGCCGCCGCGCGGAGCTTCCGCCACCTGCGCGATTGATATCCCTGCCACACGCCGCTCACCTCCGGGCAATAAAAAGCCAGCGCCAAAGCCATCAACAGCAATGCTGTCAATCGGCTCTGGCGCTGGCACAATGGCACTGGCACTGGCTCTCGATATTGACGACCGTCTCGGTCCTGCAAACCTTGCAGTAGACCACGACGTTCGTGCCGGTGGTCGACGGCAGGATCTTCATCACCTGCCCGCGTCCGCACCGCGGACACATCAGCCACCCGTTTCTTACCTGTAGTTTATCGTTTTGCACCTGGACTGTCAAGGCTTCGACGCCCCCTTTCGTGTACCTGGAACCATTTTCTTTGTACCCTCACCTAAAGATATACACAACCCCAAGTCAGAAAAAGAAAGAACGCTATTCTTTTTTACGGCGTGGCCGGCGCGGCTGACGTTCTGCGTGCGGCGTTTCCGGGAGCAGATAGTTGATCCAGGCGTATTGCCCGTACTCGTTGCTCCGGCTGTCCGTATCTATGATGTAAGCGCCCGGCGGCGCGCAGACAGTCAGGCTGTCGTCGACCATCTCGGACTGGCGCACCGGCTTTGCGAGATTGCGGCTGCCGACGAAGCCGCGGTCGCCGACCGCCGTGAACGGTGCTTCGGGGTTCCGCTCATGCACGAGGTACTGCGCGAGCTCGAGGAAGTCGTCGCCGTGGTACATCTCACTCTGGCACAGCTCACAAATCTCGATGTTGTCGCCGAAGGTCCACATGGAGCGAATGAGCTCGAAGTCCTGACGCGCGGCGGTCGCGTTGACGAGCATGTGAAAGTGCAGCCGACGCGAGCCGTCGTCCTGCAGCTCATGCACCGCATACATATATTTCAGTTCCTCGCCCTGACTCTTTCGGGCGGCGCGCATCCGGTCCATGAATTTCTGCATTGCCATCTTTGCCTCGCGTCGGTTCGGCGGCAGGTGCTCATCGTCGAAGCCCATCGTCACCCAGAGATCGTGCCGGTCGAAGTTTGCGCACATCTGGAGCTGGACGTTTTTATAGAGCGTCTTGAAATTCATCTTCTGCCGGGCGGCGGAGCTGCAGCGGTTCTTTGCCGCGCGGATCTTCTCCGAGTCGCTGCTCTTGGCCTGCGTGTAACAGACGGCATAGACCAGCCGGCCGGCCGTGACGGTAATCAGGCGTTTTGACTTTGACACGCTGCCGCCTCCTTGTCATGCGGTGTGCAGAACGCACAGGGCTTTGCCCCGCAGGCCAGACAGTACGGATGCTTGAGCGCCGTACACAGCGGCCTGCCGTGATTGTCCCGGACGAAGCTGACGCAGTCGACGTCGCGCGTGTCGGCGTCGCTCGCCAGACGGAATTGTGCTCTGGGCATATTGCACCTCCAAAGCGGATATGCGCGGCCGCAGCCGCGCAATCCTTTATGTGTCCAAACTGGACCGTTATTTTTCCTTGACCGGCGTGATAACACAGGCCCGTGCGACGCTTGTCCACGGCACATGCCAGCAGCGCGCCGCCGCCTGCACGATGTCCAGCTTTTCGCTGCCGGTAACGATCACCGGCTCCCGGCCGGGTGTGCTGACTATGTATTTCAAATGGGTCATTTCAATGCCTCTTTCCATCTCCCCGCATAAACTGTGCTGGGAGGTAAGTAATATGTTTGCAATTAAAGAGTATCTTTCTGGTCGCTTCCCGGCCGCTTCTGCCAAAATTGTCGGCGGGCCGTCGCATCCGGGCATTTCTGGCCGTGTTGATTTTTTCCCGGCCAACAACGGGGTTTTGGTAGTAGCCGAAGTTCGTGGGCTTCCCATGAAAGATGAAGCCTGCCCTGCTGAGGTATTCGGTTTCCACATCCACGAAGGTTCAAATTGCACAGGAAATGCCGATGACCCTTTTAGCAACGTAGGTGCGCATTTCAACCCGAAAAGCTGTCCCCATCCTGCTCACGCAGGAGATCTCCCTCCGCTGTTCGGCAATGAGGGTTACGCCTTTATGGTGGTTTATACAGATCGTTTTTCCGTGCGTGACGTGATTGGCCGGACAATCATTATTCATTCAAATCCAGATGATTTTACAACGCAACCATCCGGGAACTCCGGGCAGAAAATAGCCTGTGGGCAGATAAAGGATGTCTGCTGTTCCTAATCAGTGACACGTTCCCGGTTTCCAGCATACTGCGCCAGTCTTTCATAGCTGACTTTTCTCTTTTGTGAATCCTCAAGTTTTATTTTGAGTCCTCACTTTCTGCCGTACCGCCGCGCAGTTCGCTTGAAACCATCCTGTAACAGGTCCCGGGCCGCAGCACCGCTGTCCCGCCTTTTGTGATCGGCCTCGCGCCGGGCGTCGCGGACGGCCCGGGCAACCAGGTAGCGCTCGCACGCCGCGTGACAGCCGACCACGCGATCTGCGCAGCCGTCGCAGGGGTATGCGGCGTTACTGTTCATGGCTCGGCTCCTTTTTCGGCATTGGTTCGTCCGTCAACCCGAGCAGATAATCTGCCGAGCACCCCAGCGTTTTTGCAAGCTCGCGGAGCATGTAGGCCGGGAGCTTCGCCATCAGCTGATAATCTCGAGCTTTCAACGGGTTTTCCGCTTCGCAGGTTGCAAGTTTCTCGTCGTCAATATACATAAAATAGTCTGCCTTGAGTATATTTACGATTTCAGACACTTCCACTTCGCCCTCGTTTCTCGCCCTTGCCTCTCGCGTCCACATGGTATCTGCGAGATTGAGTAGGTTGTCCTTTTCGGCCTGAATGAGATCCTTTTCCTCCTTGTTTTTGGCCTTTTTATCCGCGCGCAGCACCTTTTTCTTTGCTTCTGCGCGCACGCAGGACGCAACACAGGTGGGAAGGGATGAACAATTTTCGCAGCACTGCGGCGTGTAACTACATGAAATGTAAGAGTTTTTGGCATAGAGTTTTAGCCGCTCGTCAACGTGGCAGCAAGCTTTTCCGTCGTGTTTGCATTTTAGTTTTTCACAATTTTCACAAACTGCAGCTGCGCCCTTCGCTCGCCATTCCGTCATATCAGAATTGTTATCCTGCAGCATCCGCTTGAACATGAGCTGTTTGCTCTGCGGAAGTCGCTGCGCCGTGGCGTAGGCCGACGACTCATTGAGCCGCCCCGCCTCAAAATCCGTCATCAGTTCCGGGCAAAGCCCCTTGCGGATGACCTCGAGCCTCGCAAGCCTTGACGCGGAGATCTGCATCGCCTCAGCGACGACGTCGCGCAGCCGCCCGGGTATCTCGACGCCCTGCTCCTTGAGCTCAACCAGCAGCGCCTTGTAGCGCTCTGCCTGCCGCATGGTGTCGGCGCTGGAGAGCACGCGCGTCGCACGGTTGGCCTCAATGAGCATGAGCTCCTCGACCGTCTTGTTCTTTGGCGGCTCCCGAACAATGGCCGAAATGGCCTTGTACTTTTCCGGGTCGTCCGCAGCGAGTGCCGAAAACGCCTTGAAACGTCTGTGGCCGGATATGATGCGATACTTCTTGACGTCAGCCTCCGTGTGTGAAAAGACGATGATCGGCTCCAGCAGGCCGTTCAGAGCAATAGAGTTTTCGAGCTCACCGACATCGGACGTGTCATAGAAGTTCATTTCGTTTTCGGAGATCTCGCTTATCGGGATCTGGACGATCTTCTCTCCGTCCGCCGGGCGGTCCAAATTGGACACATCGCCCGGATTTATGTAGTCGGCAATCGCAAACGGTTTCTTAGTCATCACCGCACCCCCTCAAGGTACTCGGCTGTGAAAGCCTTGTAGTCGACGGCTGCAGCACAGTTCGGCGACAGACGGGCGAGCGGCTGGTGAGCGAAGGTGCTCTCGTCGACCTTGTCGCAGCGGCGGATATGCCTGCGAAAGACCGGCAGCGCCGCGTTACGGAGCAACTGCTCTCCCTGTGTGCAGACATCGCAGCGGTGCCACATGGTGATCAGCACGCCCGCAATGCTGATTTTCGGCTTGATGGAACGGACGCCATCGATCTGTGCCGTGAGCTCCGAAAGGCCGTCGAGGGCAAACTTGTCGAGCTTCACCGGAATGATAACGTCGTCGCTGGCGGCAATCGCTGCGACAGATGATGCGGTGAAGGACGGCGGGCAGTCAACGATGCAGTAGTCAAAAGCCTTTTCGGGCATTCCCTCCGACTGTCCAAAGCGTTCGTCCTCCTCGATGGCGGCAATGAAGTCGGCAATGCTTTTTGCGGCGTTGCCGCTCTGCACGCTGGCAATGTCGGCCTCGATGAGATCGATGGATGCCGGCACGATCTCGACGCCGTCGCAGTTGGTATCGTAGACATATTCGCTCCACGTCTCGCCCTCGCCGCGCAGCACGGTCGAAAGCGAATTGCACTCCGGCGGATTGAGTCCGAAAAAGCGCGTCGTGTTTGCCTGGGCATCCGCATCGATCACAAGAACGTGCAGACCGCTCGCGGCCATGGCGGCCGCCATATTGACCGTGGTGATCGTCTTACCAACGCCGCCCTTGAGATTTATCACTGAAATGGTTCTCATTTTATTAGTTATCTCCTTTCCGGTACTGGAACGGATAGCTCTCGCGGTACTTTTGTCCGTGAAAGTCATATTCAACGGTGTAAAACCGCCGCTTCGGGTGGATGTAAACGACGGTGCCGTAGATATGCTCGCCGTGGTCCGGCCCGAAGTCTGATCGAACCGACTCTTTGCTTTTATCTCCTACCTGCATACGGCCTCCTAACTGTCGATGGGCATCTGGAATGGGTTTTCTTCGTCGCTGTCGTCCTCTTTTAAGCTCGTCTTAGACTGCTCTTCAAAGCGCTGCATATCGCCGTTGAACGCCATCGTAAACGCGCCGAGCGTGCCCTCTTTGTTCTTGCCGATTTTGATCTTGCGCGGACTGTTTGCAAGGTTGGGCTCGGTTTTATAGATGAAGATGATCGCATCGGCGTCCTGCTCGATCTGGCCGGACTCTTTGAGGTCGGCCATAGTTGGAGCCTTCTCGCCTTCCGAGGACGTTTCCGGCCTCCGGAGCTGCGCGAGGGCGATGACGGTGATGCCGGTGCTCTGCGCCAACATGTGCAGGTCTTTCGAGATCGTGCGAACCTGCTCGGTAGCCAATGCCTTCTTGAGGCCGCTCTCGACAATCTGCAGATAGTCGACAAAAATGATCTCGTACCGCTGCGCCAGCGCGTAGCTGCGGATTTCCGAGACCGTCGCGCCGGCCGCGTGGATAAACTCCATCTTGTTCGCGCATATCTCACTCGCGTGGTCGTTGACAGTCTTGTAGTCGTCCTCCGAATAGGCGTGTTTCTTGATTTTTTTGAGGCTCAGCGAAGCGTTGTAGGAGACGAAGCGGTCGGCAAATTTGTACTTTTCGGTCTCAAGGCTGAAAAAGCCGACGCGCTTCTTGCGCGCCATCTCGGTGCCGCACTGGATCGCAAACGCCGTCTTGCCGGCAGAGGGCCGGCCGCCGATGACGATGAAGTCGCCCTGCTCGGCATAAATACTTTCGTTTATGCGTTCAATACCCCAGTCGAGGTACTCCGGCTTTTGGTCCATGCGGTTGTAAAACAGGGTCAGAAGTTGTTCGGCGGTACAGCGCTCGAAGCGCTTGCGGTCCGCCAGCAGCGCTCCTGCCTTGTCAATCAGCTCGCGGCAGGCGTCCGGGTCCACCTCGTTCATGAGCTGCGCGCCGATCTCGTTGGCGCGCATGACGATGCTCTGCTCGCGCAGCACCTGCAGGTAAGCGTTTACGTTTGCCGCCGTCGGCGTCAGCTGCATGATCTCCATGAGCTGATGCCGGTAGGCGGGGCCGAGCCGGTTGTCAACGGTCGTCAGGTCGACCGGCGCGCCGCTGTTGAACACGTCTCGGATGGCCTTGTAGATCGTCCGGTAACTTCCGTCGAACTCGTCCTCATGTGTCGCTGCCATGATGATGCCGATGCACTCCGGCGAGATCAGCGCCGAGCCGAGAACGGATACCTCCGCCTGCTCGCGCTGTATGTAAGGCGTTTTTAGCTCAGTCAAGATCAGGCACCTCCTCGGTCTCCACCACCCGGGACGGTGCAGTCACACGGTCCTTCGGCGCGAAAAGTCCGGTCCAGCAATTGGCCGTGCTCTCATTTAGCATGCGAATTTTCGTCCGTCGATCGCCGCAGGAGAGCTTGTCCAGACTCCCGAGCAGCAGCGTGAGCGTCCGCTCGGTAACAATGGGCTTGCGCTTTGTTCTGCGCATCTCAGCAAAGCCGAGCAGCGCCTCCCGCAGCTCCCCATCGTCCCCAGCATAGGCGTCCATGTGTTCCAAAACGTCTTTGGGGGCTATAGGGGTTTTATTATTTCTGCTTGTATTATTCTGTTCCCCTTTTTGGGGGATACCGTCTCCCTTTTTTGGTGGATAGGTATCCCCTAAAAAGGGGATACCCCCGTTGACCTCGGGAGAGACGTTCAATAGCCATATTCGGCGGACGTTTGCGCGCCGGTCGCTCGTGACCTTTTCGATCTCGACCTTTATGTATCCGGAGTCGCGAAGCGTGCAAATGAGCTCGCTCACCGTCTTCGGCGCGAAGCCGTAGAGCTTGGCAAAGTATCCGTTTGTGGCCCAGCAATAGCCGTAAGCGTTGGTAAGGGCTGCTATCTCACCGTAGAGCAGCTTCGCGTTTGGCGGAAGCCGGTCGTCGTAGCGCACCCGGGCGGGTATCCATGCCATCAGGTTCGGTGCGCTGGGCTCAGGTGATTTATTTTCCTCGCTCACAACGGCGCACCCCCTTGCAACATCTGTTAGTCTGCGGTATAATCATACTGGTTCTAATGGTTGGCCGAAAGGCCGCCGGAGTCGCAGTCTTTGCCGAGACTGCGGCTCTTTTTTTATGTGTCTTCATGGCTGTCAAAGCTCCTTTCCGAGAATTTGACACCGACGATTGCCTGGCACACATGGTCGAGCGCGGCGGTGACTGCTCCCCAGCGCGGCATTTCCGCCGCGTCAATAACGCCGTCCTCGGTGATGTCGATCATCTCGTCGCGGAGCGCGAGAAAACGATTGATCTCGCACTGGAGGTGCAGCACGGCCTGCGGCAAGCTCGTCGGTGCGGCATCCGGCAGCAGCTCGCAGGCGATCTTGCTGGTCTGCCGAAGGTGCTGGTTGCCGAGAAACGGTGTCCCGTAGATGTCGATCATGCGCACGACAATGTCGTCGAACGGGATGCGCTCATCCTGCTCATAGGCCGCGATGGTGCGCGTACTGCAGCCGAGCAGCTCTGCCGCGCGCTCCTGCGTGAGACCAGACGCCATTCGGGCGGCTTTGTAGATGTTTACGCTGTTGTCCGTCATGGTTTAAAGCCCTCTTTCCGGGTATGATTAGTTTGCCGGAACAGACTCCGGCTCATAGGTAAAAGTCATGGTCATGCCGTTCGGCGTCTTTTGCTGCAAGGCTTCGGCCATGTACTTTGCCTCTTTTTCACCCTCACACAGCGCGACCTTGAGGCCGTCGCAGCGGACGATCCATCGCCCGGACGGTACCTTCCCCTTTTTCAAGCTCTCACCTCTCCCCTGTCGGCGCGCTCGCGCTCAGCCGAACTGTCAAGTTCGCTGCTGCACCAATGCCGGGCCTTGACTTCGTAGCGGCACAGGTGCCGCCAGAAGCGTTGCCCGATACGCAGCGGGTGATCGGTAACGCGCAGATTGATGTCGGCGCTGTCCTTCGGCTCCGGAGGCCAAACCTGTCGGCATTGGTATATGTAAATCAACATTACGCGCCCTCCTTCTGGTAACGAAACTCTTGCGTCTGGTCCATCAGGATGGGCCGTCCGAAGCGCAGATAGTTGAGAAAGCCCTCCTTCGGGATCATTGTCCGCGTGCCGGCAACGACCACGGGAAAGCCGAGCAGCGTCGGGTCCTCGCGGGCCTGCAGCCGCAGGCTGTTGGCATCGAAGCCCAGCAGCGGTGCGACATCGGCACAGGTGAGCATGGTCTTGTCGAGCCTTTCGATGTCCTCGATTGTCATTTGTGCACCTCCTTCACATTGCAAACGCATACTGCTCGCCGAGTTGAATTACCGGCACGGACACCGTGTCCAAATTGGACCGCCGCTCGAGTGTATATCCCCATGCGTCGAGAATGCGAAGCAAAGTGCGCTCACTTGTGCAGCAGGCATAATACGCGCGCTTGTCCGCCGAAATGACGTGGAAAACGTCGCAGCCGGTATCCGTCGGGCGAAAGTGCTTTTCAACCAGCAGCGTATCTGTGGCGATTACCGGGAAAGCGTCCTTGCGCTGGGCATATTCGGGGTAGTCCCTCGTGACGTCTTGCAGCTCCATGGGTAACTTCCGCTGCAGACATCCGTTCCGGTCGCAGTGCAACAGCTCATGCCGCACGCCGGCGCGATCCAGCTCGCTCATGTAAAACTCCCAGCAGCTGAAGCCGTAATACTTGTTGAGTTCCATGTCTAACCCGCCTCTTTCTTTTCTTCTTCGCTGAACAGATCATCGATGCTGCAGCGCAGCACCCGCGCAATGGCGGGCAGCTTGTCCGCCGTGGGAAGGATGACGCCGGACTCCCAGAGCGACACCGTCGCCTGTTTGACGCCGACGGCGTCCGCGAAAGCCTTCTGCGTCATGTTGACGTCGCTGCGTCGGACTCTCAGATTTTGCATATTTTTGCCTCCTCTCTTGATTTTGGGATATAGGTTATGCTAATATTGAGAAGTATGAACAGATTCAGGCAGGCCAGCAGCCTCCCGTTGAATACGCCCACTCTATCGCGCCGTCCGAATAGATGATGACATGGTGCGCGGTCAGCCGCCAGCCATCGCTGACGCGCTCCAGCCAAGCCTCGGTCTCGGAGCTGTCGATGCAGCGATAATCAGAACCGTTTCGGTTGCGGTAGATCTCCCCGGGCTTCAACCGGATAATTATGCCTCTCGACATTTCGACACCTCCAGCGGACTGCGAACGGCCTTGTACCGCTCGACGGTGTAAATTTCAGCGATGCGGTAGCAGCTCGCGGGGAACTTTGTCTTGAGCACTTCCGCCGCGGCCTCGATAGTCTCGTAGCGGCTAGGGCAGCAAGACCAGACGTCAGACGACTTGAAGCGGTATTGAACGACGTACATCCCTTTCACCTCCTTAATATTGTCTGTGCCAATATAATATGTCGTATATTTACGATTGTCAATTACATTATTCGTATAATTACGATATTTGTTCAAATTGCTGACCCTCTTACAATATAAAAAAGAATTCGTCACATTGTCAGGAGCCGTTTTATGGACACATTTTTTTTGATTGAAAATATAAAATCATACTGCAAAAGCAAAAACGTCGCTCCTACTAAGGCTTGTATAGAAAGCGGCGCAGGGAAGGACTTCATAGCAAACCTTAAAAAGGGTGGTGTGCCTTCCGTCGAGAAAGTACAGCTCCTTGCCGAGTATCTCGGGATCACGTCCAGTCAACTTCTGGGCGAAAAAGAGCCGCCCGTCAACAATGACGAGCGGCAGTCGGCCGACGCGAGGGAAGACAAGATCAATCTTGCGAACAGTCTTTACGCGCAGCTTTCGCCGGAGAACAAGGCGAAGGCTGACAGCTTTGCGAAGTATCTCCTTGCTGAGCAAGAAGCGCAGAAAGGTAAGAAATGAGCCGGTCGAGGTCTTCGACCTGCTGGAACACCTGAGCTGTATCCATGACTGAATCCTCCCGGACGCCCTCTTTTTTTACGCGCGTGAGAATATTTTAACATAATTAGAACTGTATTACTGGATTTTATGGAGATAAGCGTATGTTTTGTAAAGAATGCGGCGCAGAACTCAATACACTTTATGACTATTGCCAAAAGTGCGGTACCAGTATTAACGAACCACAGCCGCAGCATCAAGAAGGTCCTTCCGCTGGGGGCAGCTCTATGCCTCTGTATCAGAGCTTCCCGTCAAGCAGCGAACAGCCTTCGATTCAGCCTGCTATGATACAAAGCAAACCCCTTACCCGGCGTTGGTGGTTCTGGGCGTTGATTGCCGCAGCTGCCTGCATTACTGTTTTCGTTGGAATCAGGACGTATTCTCTTACTCACGGCGTTGCGTGCTTTCACAACAAGTCTCTCGGGTATAATGTCTCGCTTTCAATGGCAAAAGAGGAAATAGACGACCTCGCTGGTGAGCCGTCAAGCGACGGCACTTTCTTTGAATATCCCGGTACCGGATTTACAGTCGCATACGTTAACGGCAAATCAAAGATGCTGACTGCCGTCTCAGAGGAGTGGGAAACAGTACATGGTATCAGCGTTGGAGACGATTATGCTACGGTGCAGGCTGTTCTCGGTGCACCAAACATGACGAACGACGGGTATGACTACTACTTTTTCAACCGTTTTTCGAGAAAGACGGCTGATAGGTCCAAGGCCTTTTACATATTAGCTTTCGGACAATCCAATGGAAAACTTGACACCATATCAACGATTCTCTACAGCGAAGCAATGAAATAAAAATGTATCCAAATTGGACCGCTCAACAGGAAGGGAGAAATAGTAATGGATTTCATTGATCAGGTCAAGCAGCTCTCAAAACGTGTCGAGTCTTTGAAGGACTCCATTTCGACCGAGGAGGCGACAAAGACCTCGCTCATCATGCCGTTTTTCTCTGCGCTCGGCTATGACGTTTTCAACCCTCAGGAATTCGTCCCGGAGTTTACGGCTGACGTCGGCATTAAGAAGGGCGAGAAGGTCGACTATGCAATTTTAAAAGACGGTCAGCCAGTTATCCTGATTGAATGCAAGTGGATCGGAGAAAACCTCGAGCAGCATGACTCGCAGCTCTTCCGCTACTTCGGCACCTCGTCCGCAAAGTTCGGTATTCTGACAAATGGTCAGATTTACCGTTTCTATACGGACCTTGAGACGGCAAACAAAATGGATGACAAACCTTTCCTTGAAATTAATCTATTGGATCTCAAGGAGCCAATGGTCGCCGAGCTAAAGAAATTCAGCAAAGACAGCTTTAACGAAAGCGAGGTCTTTGACGCGGCTTCCGAGCTTAAGTATACAAATGAAATTAAAACTATCTTCGCCGCAGAGCTTGACTCGCCGTCCGACGATATGGTCCGTTTGTTTCTCCAGACCGTCTACACTGGCACAAAAACGCAGGCGGTCATGGAGCGCTTTCGTCCCATCGTAAAGCGCGCCCTGAACCAGTACGTCACGGAGTTAATGAATGATAAGATTAAGTCCGCATTAAATTCTAGCGACAAGCCGGCCAGCACTGCGGCAGCTCCGGAAGCGGAGGAAGAAGCGCCCACAGAGTCCGCAACGAAAGAGAGCCGTATCATCACGACCGAGGAAGAACTCGAAGCATATTTTTTGATAAAAAACATGTTGAAAGATGTCGTTGCCTACTCCGATATTACATACAAGGACAACGAGACTTACATGGCTATCCTGTATAAAAACAATAGCCGCAAGTGGATAAGCCGTCTTTACTTGAGCGATACGCAAAAGATCTTCGCGCTCCCCGACGCTGACAAAAGGCCGGTCTACTATCACATTGAGAGCATTTCGGACATCGAGCAGTATAAGGCACAGTTTGTGGAAGTTCTTGAGCACTACGGGATCGTCCCCGCGGCGGGCGAGACTGTCTGAAAAAATGTGTCCACTTTGGGCCGCGATAAGGACAGTTATATGATCAATCAAGATGAAGACGACGATTTCCTGTTTACTGCGGGAGCTACGGATTATTTGGCATATAAAAAACTACTTTGTGTAGAAAACCGATTTATCGTAGAAAAGAAGTACCAAGATTATTTTGATCAAATCATCGATAGATCGAAAAAAAAATATTCCGTCAGAGACCACTTGTACAGAGCCAGATTAAATTCTTTCAAACAAAACTATCCGTTTAGAGCCAATGAAATGGGGATAGCGCCTAAAAGCAGGGCAAGTGTTGGCCGGGCAAATCCTCATGGAATTCCATACATGTACTTGGCTGAAGCATCTTCAACTGCAATTGCTGAGGTTCGTCCAAATGTAAATGACTATGTTAGTGTCGCAACCTTTGAAATTATAGATACCATAAATGTAGCCAGCTTAGAGGACATAACTGTGGCTGATTCACCCACTCTTTCAACATTTATGTTTTATCTCAGTTATGATTTTTCAAAGTCTGCACATGATGAACTGGATTATTTGCCTTGCCAGTATTTCGCTGAATACTGTAAAAGTAAAAAAATTGACGGAATACGATATTTGAGCAGCGCAAAAGGTTTTCCGAACTCTCCAAAAAAGGGGAAATACAATGTCGTATTATTCAATGATGGTAAAGTAAAATGTAAAGACAGCGATGTCAAAGCTTATCAGATTACCTGCATCGATTATATGACAAAGTCCATTTCCAATTAGGCCTGCGAGGAGGCGCCCGGCATGAAGTGCATAAACAAGAAGTGCGGCGCGGAGCTGCCGGATGACGCGGTCTATTGCCTCTATTGTGGCCGCAAGCAGATCCGCGAGCAGCACGCCAAGGTGCGCGGCAACGGCGAGGGCACCGTCTATCGCCGAGGCGACACCTGGACCGCCGAGGCCACGATCGGCTGGAAGAAGAACAAGGACGGCACGCGCCGCCGCGTCTACCGCACGAAGGGCGGCTTCCGGACGAAAAAAGAAGCGCTGGAATACATTCCAACGCTCAAGAAATCGCCGGGTAAAAAGTCGACCACACTCTCGTCGCTATACGACGGCTGGAGCGAGAGCGCCATGCTCAAGCTCTCCAAATCGAAGCAGACGTCCTATCGCATCGCCTTCGATAAGATCGAGGACATCGCCTATATCAACATCGCCGCGCTGACGATCAAGGACTTGCAGGACTGCATTGACGAGCACGCGCCCACCTATTACACGGCGAAGGACTGCCGCACGCTGCTCTCGCACCTTTATGACCGCGCCTGCGCGCAGGGCGACGTACAAACGAACCTCGCGCATTTCATCGAGCTTCCGGAGTTGGAGGAAGTCGAAACAGTGCCTTTCACGGCGGATGAGCAAAAGAAGCTCTGGGAGGACTACAACGCCGGCAACAAGTTCAGCGGCTACGTCCTGTTGATGATCTACACCGGCATGATGCCTGGCGAGCTGCTGCAGGCGAAGAAGTCCATGATCGATTGGGACAAGCACGAGATCACCGGCTGCGGCCTCAAGACGAAAAAGCGTAAGGAGACACCGATCCTGTTGCCGGACATCATCCTGCCTGTGCTGGCGGACCTCTGTGAGGACACAGACAAAGACAAGCTCCTCCCCTATCGCCGCGAGGACTTCTACACGGCTTTCAAAGAGCACATCGAGCGTCTGGGGCTGAACCCGGAGCTACGACCGTATAGCTGCCGCCACACGACCGCCACCGCTCTCGACGAGGCCGATCTCCCGCCGACAATCATCAAAGAAGTCATGCGTCACACCAAATTCAGCACCACCGAGCGCTATATCCATAAGGATACCGCTGTCATGCTTGATGCAGTCAATGAGGCACTGACGAAGCAAATAAAGGGCACCTCAAAATGCAATGAGTAAGAGGAAACAGATCTATCGCCACGTTCTCATGTGATTCAATACAATTTACATCAATTCAACAAGGAGGTGCAAAACGGTAATGTCAGAAGAAGCAAAAACGAATATCGATATAGGTAAAACAACTAAAAGGGACAAAATCAAGGTATTTATTAATAGCACAATCGCTGTGTTCTTGATTTCAGCCGCTTCAGTGGCTTTATCTTATGCTTATAACGGTGGATATAATGCTTACTACGGAATCCCCATGTCGCTTACCACTGCGTCACCTTCTGGGCTAATTATGGGTATTCCTTTTATTTGCAAACTAATTATGGCGGCAATAACGATATCATATATTGTCGTAATTATTCACAGAATAATATGCTGCACAATTGCTCTCAAAAGAAAAGAAGATAATGCTCGTAATTTCAGAATCTCTCTTAAAGTGGTCGCTATAGTATCTATTCTTAATTGGGGCCTTTGCATTTGGATGGTTTCACTTGACAAATCGTTTTACTCAATTGTTTCTTTTATATTTGCGACTTTGGTCATGCTCTATTGCATGTATTTGCTCATAACAGATATTAGATTGGAAAATAGGGGTAAGCATTTGCAAGACGGAATTGACTCTTTTCTCGCAGAAAGTTTGCAAAACGAATTTGGCTCTGCCACCGCTCAAAAAGCTCCGGCTAAAGCCCGCCGAAATCCGATTCCAATAGGCGCATATTTGAATGTATGGCCGAGCAATTTTTTTGTTTTTGGGCTTTTTATAGGAATTTCAATGTTCGCACTTTTATTTTCCTTGGCTTATATGTATGGTAATTATAATGCAAAAAAACAAGAATATTATTATTTTATCGGGCATGATAGGATAGCAATTTCCATTTACGATTCTAATATTATTGCTACAAATGTGAGCAAGAACAATGCAACCGGTCAATACAGTTGTGGGGGGAAATTCTATCTCATACCTATGAACAATTTAGAAATGGAATTCACTAATTCCGGGAAAATAGAGTCAAAATATGACCAAAGCAACTCAAAAAAAGATTCGAGTACGAAAGCTCAAGGCAGTGAACAAAAAATTGGAAAGCCAGAATAAGGAGATAAGCCAAAATGGGCGAATGTGAACAAAAGAAGGATATATGTTTTGTAATTACACCGATTGGTAATGATGGCGATCCGATTCGTCGGCACATTGACGGTATAATTGATGCCGTTATCAAGCCCGTCCTAGGCGAAAAATTAAACTATGATGTAATCGCAGCGCATAATATTTGTGAGCCTGGTACGATAACAAAGCAAGTAATTAAACATATTTTTGAAGACAAACTGGTAATCACAAATCTCACAGATATAAATCCAAATGTCATGTATGAATTAGCAGTTCGCCAATGCCTTGGCAAACCCGTAATAACGATAGCGCAAAAGGGAACAAATCTTCCGTCTGATATTATAATGCAGCGCACAATTTTTTATCAAAACGATGCAAAAGGCACACTGGAACTGCGCGCTGAACTCGCAAAATATGTTAATGGTATTGACTTTACAGAAGTATCTAGTCCAATTCACGATATTATTCATGAAATCAACCGCGATGCAAAAATAATAGAATTGTCAGAAGCTGAACATGGCTCATCTGGAGCAGACCAAACATTACCATACATTCTAAATAGGCTAACTAAAATCGAAGACATGCTTTTATTCACACGCAACGCCCAGATTCATTCTATTTCTCATTCTGACATCAACAACAATGTATCATCATATTTACCAGAAAAAAAAGCCATATGTTTCGAATATGAAGCCATTCCAGAATCACTATCAGAACCTGAATTGGCTGATAGTCTACTGACTGATTCCCCATCATATTGCAACATAGAGAATTTTAGGATTAATAGACTTGAGCAATCAATCGAAATAGGCAGTTCAGACTATTCAGTTGAAAATCTAAATAACCTTGTATCATATGTTAAGAATGTTCTTACTCAATATGGATTTAAAGGGGTTAAGTTATCTAGAATGGTCTAAAATAGTGTTACTCTCATATGTCTAACTTTATTACGGAATATATTGATACTCCTTATAGATTACAGCCCTGCTAAGGGAGTAGGGCGTGATGAACGTCGCGAGAGTTCAAATCTCTCCTTCTCCGCCAAAATCCCGCAAAGCATTGAGAAATCAAGGCTTTGCGGGATTTTTTATGCCCATGTTGCGGGGCCTGTTTTGTAAATAATTTGCTCCCGTTGCGAGTAATTTTCTGTTGCGACTAAAGTGATGACTAATGCTATTTACGAATTGCTCCTGTCTTTATGCCTAACCGCGAGTGTTCCACCCCGCTAATACTTCTTAAGCATCCTTGCACTGCGGATAAGAGCATCGGTTTCATTGGAGGGGAACCGGGCCTTGCTTTGCCGCCTGTCCAAACTTACCACCTTATGCTTTTTTCCCTGCCTTCGGCGGTGTACTCAGCTTGCCACAGCCTCAGTGATTGCCATCCGAAGGACGGGCGCGTCCATGCCCAGCGTGACGGCCACATCGAGCACCTATGCTGCTTCGGTCCGTCTGGCGGACCTTACTTCAATACCCTACGATAAACAAGCAAAAGTTGTATATATTAGTTCGGTTCAATTTATGCCGAGAATTTTTTGTTTTGGGGAGCAGATTGCTTCGCTCCCCTATTTTTATATTGGTTTCTTTGCCTAAATCTTGGCGATCACACCGAGACAGCCTCTAATAATGCACCGTCAGAAGCACGAATAAAAACACCCCCAATCAGTAATATCACCACGAACATACTTGATTGGGGGTATGATTTTAGTTTAGCGTTTAAATCACATACATATTAATCCAATTTTTAATTTGCAGTTACCGGTATCGAAGAAACTATCTCAGAATAAATCTTTTTCGAATTAAGGATTTCGTATTCACGATAGATGCCAGCTGAATGATAGCAATAATTGTATTTTCCAAAAATCATATGCACAGGTTTACCATCCGCTATGAAATCCAATTCAACCACATCTTCGGTAGCAGAATATATTGGAAAACCATATATACGTCTACACCAAACTGATGAAAGAATGCCAGATAATGCTTTTGCGTCTATATTTTCATCGGCTATTTTTCTCCCGTAATATTTCATACGAATATACTGAATTGAATCTGTGTCTCTTATAAGTTTGTGCGGTCCAAAGAGCAGAAAACAAACTATCAGGAGAATGGCTGTACCAGAAATAGTAACTATAACTTTTTTTGAGAGGCATTTTTTATTTGGATATTCATAGCTCAT